GAGTATCACAATGACAACAACCGGAGTATATCAATTAGCCGCAAGTTCGTTTTCAAACGTTGCGACACTATGGAACCAGGGCTTCGCCGATTTAATCCAAGTCACGTCACCCGGCGCAGGAGCAGACGCTAGTTTTGTAGCTGCGTGTCAGGCAGTAGGCGCAAGTCCGATAATGAACAACTCGAATGACGGCAGCGGTGGTTGCGGTGGACAAAATTGTACATCGTATTACCAAGCTTTAGCTGCCGCAGGAATACAGGCAGTCGGTGGAGAAAGCGAAGGCGCTGTTGAAGACACAGCGATAATGAATTCTTTAATCTTCTGGAACTGCGGTGGTGAAGGCACAGGCGGCCCGACCGGGAATAATAACATATGGGCGGCCACCGGCGGCAACGCTGGCGCAGTCATGGGCCCAAAAGGCTGTGCGTCATACCTGGAAAGCTACACCTCCAACTCAATGATTTCAGCTTCAGAACTAGGCCAAGAAGCAGGCTACAACAAGGACGCCGGATGCAAAGAAATTGGCATCATGATAGGGAGTTGGTGTTCAAACGATTACGGCGCCAACGCAGATACCTACCTCGAAATAGCCGATGAATACGTGTCCAATGGCGTTAATCCTGCAGGGTTTAGTTATTGGTACGTAGAAGGGGACTCATCCGCATTTGCAGAGCTCGCAATGATGCAAACCCTCATGGAAACGTACACCCCCATCAAGGAAAACATCCTAACGCGCTTTGGTGATTCACCAGGACCGGCACCAACACCAAAGCCAGCCACACCCGCAAACTTCACCTGGGGGATCAACCAGCTCGTCGGCACGCAATTAACGCTCGTAGGGTCAACCTATGACGCGGAAGGTAACCTACTTCCAAATGCTCAGATAAACATCGATAGAGCATCTGCGCGAGGGACTACTAAGAACTGGACCCGTATGGGCTCTCCGGTCAGTAATTCAAGCGGAGCTTGGAGATTAACGATGCCGGTAGCTAGTGGCCCTAACTTCTTTTGGCTAGTAACTGCTGACGGAAAAAGAGGCTACTGGTCTAACGATATGATCTATATCTGAATAAGAGGACGAGAGCAACGCTAACGTGGACAAATGCCGTACGTGGTGCTTATTGTACCCCCAGTGGTGCAGCGAATGTAAAGAACAAGCGTACGTGCTCTCAAAAGAACTACACAACATAGAACGCAAAAACAGGTACAACAAAACATTAGTTTAAGGAGAATTTTTAAAATGACCGACACATTTAACCCATCTACAAGTGCAGTAGGCTCTGCAACCATAAACGCCGCTGCAATCGACACGACGACCACAATGGTCCTGCCAACGACAGGTGCCTTGTTCGTAAACGTTGCCTTCCCCATCACAGGGATGTTAACGCGGAACGACACCGGAGTAGGCATACCAAACCAGACAATCCAACTACAAGACGGGTCAGGTAACACCATCGACGGAGCGACCGCAGTAACCGCAGCAGATGGCACGTATTCAATGGAAATGACTGAAGCAGCAGCAGGGACGTATGAGTTCCAAAGCTACTTTGCAGGGGGAAGCGACTAAACCCTTTCTCCTTTTTTATGTACTACAAAAAATCAAAGAGCAAGAGGGTTAGGGTAACAATCCGGCATAAACACTGGAAACCCCCGTGGTGGCATCATATTTTTCCGTACCCGCCTTGGTGGAGAGAATGACGCAGCAGTGGAAACGATTGAATAACGAGAGCTCGAAGGCATACGCTGCGTTTTGTCTTTATAGGGATCTAAGGATAGAACGGAGTTTAGAAAAGGTAGCAGAAGAGTGCCGCAAAAGTTCAAGGCTCATAGGGAGATGGAGTTCTAAGTATCACTGGGTAGAACGAGCTACCGCGTATGACGACCATTTAGACGAACAACGGCAAAAACGGTGGCAAGCTAAACTTATCGCTGCGGACGACGAAACGCTTGAAGAAGCCATAGAATTACGTAGAGACTCGTTTAAAATAATGCAAAACGATAAGCCGGGATCATGGGCAGTCACACATCGCTGGCTCGGAGCTGTTGATGTAACGCAGAAAATCTCAGGCAGAGACACCAAGAAAGTAGAAATCGCCGGTAAGGTCAAGATAGACAACACATCAAAATTAATGCGTATTAAGACGGCATTAGACTCATCATTGAACGATGAAGCTCGTCTAAAGCTGTCCGAAGAACTCCTTAAACTAGCAGAGGAAGATGATAAGTAGCCTTGAACAGGAATTTGGCAACCTTGACACAGGCGAGTTAAGAACGCTTGCACTCGCGCTTAACCCAATCAAGTTTGCCCAGCAGTTCATTGAACCAGATCCTTGGCAGAAGGAGATTTTATCTTCAAAAGAGAAGCGGATTATCCTTAACTGTTCTCGACAGTCTGGAAAAAGCACCATTACGGCGATTCTTGCATTACACCACGCTTTAAACAATCCAGGGGTTCTTGTGCTTGTCTTATCCCCAACAATCCGGCAATCAGGTGAGTTGTTTAAAAAGATAATGTGGTACTATAAAGATATAGGCCACCCAATGGCAAGTATCATTGAAACTGCCCTCACCATACAGCTCGCAAACAGGTCCAGGATCGTTGCACTCCCTGGAAACGAACAGACAGTCAGGGGCTATAGTGGTGTATCTCTTCTTATTGTGGACGAAGCCGCTCGCGTTGTTAACAGCCTCTATGATGCAGTGCGCCCAATGCTTGCCGTATCACATGGCAAACTCGTGTTGCTTTCAACCCCTAAAGGCCGGAGTGGCTTCTTTTACGAAGAATGGACGAAAAGCGAAGAGCGATGGTTTAAGGTGCGCGTAACTGCCGAAGAATGTCCGAGGATAGATAAAGAGTTTTTAGATACTGAGCGCACCAAAGGCGACCGTTACTTCATGCAGGAATACATGTGTGAGTTTCGAGAGAACGAAGAAGGCGTATTTAGTATTGAAGAAATAGAAAATGCCTTCTCAAAAGAGGTTAAACCGCTTTTTGATCCCGTTACTGGCGAACTTGATGTTCCAGTTCCAGATAAGCCTATTGCACGCGGTATGATTGATAGTCTAGGATGGGGAATATGACAACACCACTTGAAGACCGAGTAACTGAGCTTGAAATAGCATTTGTAGAGTTGTATAAATACGCTCACCTTACACAAGCACAAAAAGATGAGTTACAAGCAATAGCTGAACGAGACAAATACCTCGAAGAAGAACGGAATAGGGTAGAGCTTGAGATCGGAAAGATAAAGCGAAAAGATGGCTGATAAAGAAGATATACAGTGCAACGCCTGTCACAAGACCATTACCTCAGCAGACGAACTCTCAACACACCATGCGCCGTTTATTATCTGCCTCGAATGCGCTAAGAAGTATTCAATTAACAGGACGTTTTTCGTAGGCCTAGACCTTGGACAAGCTGCCGATTTTACCGCAGTAGCAGTAATGGAATGCACCGAAGCAAAACTAATTCCACCTCCACCAACGTCAAGGGATTCGTTTGAACTAAGCGGCATAGGTGATGCAACAGGTAAAAGCGCAGTCAGAAGCGCAGTCGCTAAAGTAACGCAAGAGACTCCAATAGGCAAAACCTACCACATTAGATTCTGCGAACGGTTAGAAAAAGGCACAGCGTATCCCGATATCGTACGTTGGATCTCTACGCTGGTTACGAAGCTATTAACAAGGGCCCAGGTTGGTCTTGTTGTTGATGCCACAGGCGTAGGCAGGCCGATTGTCGATATGTTCACGCAATCAGGACTCAAATGTGTACCAGTAAACGTGACCGGCGGCCAGAATGATAACTTTGGAAACGGAGTTTGGAACGTGCCTAAGAAAGATTTGGTTGGCGCTGCTAAGGCGATGTTGGGTAAAAAGCTCTTGAAGATTGATGACGGACTTGAGCATAAAGACGTACTTATCAGAGAAATTGAGAACTTTAGGATTAAGATTAACGAGAGGACACGCCATGAAAGCTACGAAGCGTGGCGCGAGTCAGATCATGACGATTTAGTATTTGCTTTATGTTTAGTCTGCTGGTGGGCGTTAAAACGTGATCAGGCGTCTAGTGTTACACCATATCCGCCTATTGCAGTTCACGGGCCACGCGGAGAGTTACCGGCAAGTGATTTAGGTAGACGTTTACCAAACCTAGCAATGGATGAAGACAAACCTTTCCGTGGTGGTGAGGAACCACCAAATTAACACAAAGCGAGAAATTTAAGAAAGCCGAAAGACTAAAAAGCAATGACTAGATCAGACATAACATTAGACGAATACCTTAGTGAGCTACGGGCGGATGCTAAAGAGTACAACCGTAGATTTCTTCAAACAAAAGAAGTAGAAACGTCCGGCGAAGTTAAACAACGAGGGCTGTGTAAGCGTTCATTTCCACGATATTACGTAGACGTGCCGGAAAAAGAAAAAGGAGAAATGTGTTTCGGTAAAGTTACGGATTCCAGCGATTATAAGCCAGCGTTTTACACTGATTATCGAAGGTCATGGGAACAACATTTCAAGGTTAGAATACCAACGGGATACCACGTACATCACAAAGACAAAGACAGAACGAATAACAACCCCGTAAATCTTCTTTGTTTACCAATTGAAGAACACATTAAGATACACGAAATAAATGGTGATGATAGAGCAGTTAAGATGTTACGAATGATGTAGAACAGGTTTTGTAACATACGTTCCATCTTCTTGTACAAGTAGGCAAATTAGAGGAATAAGGCAATAATGGTAAAAGCAAACGGAATAACTGATTTTGCTGAAACACGGAATAGCATCATAGCTAAAGGATTTGACCTTACCGATCAGCCAATGGATGCGACAGGATTTCCATCACTAGGTTATGGTGACTTAATGGGTTACGGCCCAAGCGCACCAGGCTTGCCACCTAATATCAACTGGTTCCAGGAATACGGCACCACGGGACTCATGTATGTCCCGCCGTATGTCTATGAAGAGTGGCTTGAACAACTCCAATACACCAGAGGCGTCCGCAAATGGAAAGAAATGCGGGACATGGACGCTGTTATCTCGGCCATCTGGTACACCGTAGAGATGATCTGTCGAAGTGTAAATTTCTGGTGGGAGATTGACGGACAGCGCGATTCAAACGGCAACCTGCAAGACCCGGAATTAGCAAAGTCAATTACGTTCTACGAACAGTGCTGGGAGGATATGAGCACATCCTGGGAAGACACATTGCCGGATATCCTAAGTTGTGGTGTATTTGGTTACTCTATTGCTGAGATAGTTTACAAGAAAAGAGAGGGCCCACACCCAGAAGATTCTACACTTGATTCAAATTACGACGATGGCCGAATAGGATGGAGAAAGTTAGCTCCAAGAGCTCAGGAAACGCTTTTAAACTGGCACTTTGACGAGCACGGCGGTATTAGAGGTTTTAGACAACTCGCACCACCTAAATTCCAGATAACTGAAATTCCCATAGAGAAAATGCTACTCTTCAGGATAAAGCCACGCAAGGGCAACCCAGAAGGCGTAAGTCTTTTCAGAGGCGCATACAGGGCGTATGAGTTTAAAAAGCTGCTAGAAGAAATCGAAATGGTCGGGTATGAACGAGACTTAGCCGGTGTTCCTGTGATACGTGCTCCAGGTGAAGTCATAACCGGCGTCGATCCAACTTCAACCGCAATGATGCAGCTACTTACCCGGTACGTCCGCAACTTAAAACGAAACCAGGACGAAGGGTATGTATTACCAAGTAATTCTTTTCCACCTGAACGCGGCGGCGGGCAGATGTATTCTATTGAATTACTAGGCCCACAATCACAAAGGCAATTACTCCCGGATGTTGGGATTCAACGATACAATAAGTTAATCGCAATGTCTGTTCTAGCAGATTTCCTTATGCTTGGACAGGATACAACAGGATCGTACGCATTAGCAGAAACCCGGAATAACCTGTTTAGCCTCAGCATTACAGCGATTTTAGATTCTATCTGTTCAGTGATAAACTCCTATGCTGTTCCACGACTAGCGCAGATGAACCCCGATATAAACCCTGCAAGTATGCCGAGGTTAGTGCACGGTGAAGTAGCAAGCTCGGAACTAAGCGATCTGGGGATTTTCCTTAACAACGTCGCTAGAGGCGGAGTTGCAATACCGGACGACGTTCAGTTTAGAAACGCACTGTGGCGACTTGCACACCTACCGCTTGAACCAGAGCCAGACGCACCAGGCACAACGCCGGTCGATTCGTTGCTACCTGGACAGGTGCCAGCACGTAGAAGAGAACGAGCGCAGCCGCTTAACGAAGAAACCCCGTATCCTGGAGCGTACACATTAGCAGGAACGCCAGGAACAACTGTGCCAGCTCAAACCGCAAAGAGCGAACCGACTAGTACAGATGTGCACGTGAATAGCCCAACGGATGAGTTTAGTGTTGCGTATATACCAGGGCTTAAAGGCAAGAAGAAAAAGCGGGTTAATAAAGTCCAGAAGATACAGGCGTTGGAAGAACGTGTGGCGACGCTTGAGAAGATGATAACCGAGGCGTAGTATGGACAAAGAAACTGTTGACTGGATTAAAGAGTTAGAAAGACAAATAGATGAGCTAAAACGGGAGCTCAAACACCATATCAGTAACTGTCCATTCAGAGAGATTAAATGACTGAAGAATATCGAACGTGGTATCTAAGTAAAACAGGAACGGAGCCAGAGCATGAAGGTCAAGAACGTGTGGAACGATCCTGAAGACTTCGGTCTTGATGAGCCAATGAAAGTTGTAGTCAAGAAGAGCGACCTGTTAAAAGCCTCCGTAATCAAAGACGGAGAAACAACGCGACCGCTTTCAAGACAAGAAAAGAAAGAACTAGACAATGCGCTTAAAGACATCACCGATACACCAAAAGACTGGCAAGCGGCATTTGCTTTGTTCATGTTCATAGGATGGCCGTTGGTCTGGATATTCATAGCGCATTTCATATTCCACTTCTAGAATCTAATGAACATAAAAGAATGTCTGCAAGAGCTCATAATCATAATCGCCGGTGTTCTCATTGCTGAAATGATTTACGGAATTATATTTCACGTTTAGGAGGATTTAATGCCAGCTGAAAAAAAAGAAGCTAAACCTAAAACTAAGAAAGTCACTAAGAAGAAGGAAGCTGAGGTTATAATTGAGCCTACCGATAAAAAGAGCATTGAAGAAATCGAAAAAGAACTTCATGATAAACTCTTTCCAGAGCAAGAGAAACAACCAACCGAAGAAACCGCAGACGTTGAGTTCTTAGAAGCTATCTCAACTGCCTCCGAACCCGAAGCACTCGCCGCACTCCAAGCAAGTCAAGAAGAAGAACAGCTCAAGCAGTTCGAGGCCAAGCAAAAAGAAATAGAGGCGCAGTTCGCCAAAGCAGCCAAGAAAAAGAAGAAACTTAAGCCGTTCAAGCTTGACCTGTCTGGAGATTTACTCGAACGCTGGGACGCAATGATCGACGGCATGCGTGCCAGTATGTTGTCACGCCCGGGTATCTCTGCCGTTGAGAAAGCAATGCTTAGTGCTATGCAAATCACCCCCGAGATCGCGCTTACCTATTTGCTTACCTTACACGATGAAGAGATAGAAAGACAGCATGAAGTCAGACATGCGATGTTAATGCCTCATGATGGCCGACCACAGCCTAGCGCAGAGCAACAGGAAGCGATGCTTAGGTCAATAGAAAAGCAAAGACCACAAGCTACGACGTCAAATAACCCGAGTAGTTTACTCGCTGACCCGAATAAAATGGCCCCAAGACTACCGCCAATGAGTATGTATGGTAAAGGTGGGGTCACGGTAAATGGTCAAGAGTTATCTGAGAATGATTTTTACAGAATGGTTCAATCTCAGAAACCGAAGCAGATTCCGAAGAAGCGCGCATATGAACGATAAATTTAGAGAGGACCAAAGTAGAGATGAATGAAACTGTTGAAGAAGTCGAAATCGAAAAAAGAACATACAGTCCGCAATACGTTGACGCGATGTTTGAAAGCGTCAAGCAGTATTTACCCCCAGGGGTCTGGGAGAAACTACACCAGCAAGTGATGCCTAAAGCTGGTGGCATGGCCGCTGCTGAAAACAGACGAGCCGCAGCACAAGAAGCGCAAACCGCAGCAGAGGGGGCGGTCGAGTCAGCACAAGCAGCTGCTACGCAGCAAGACGTTAATGCTGAACAAGGAATCGGCAAACAGGATTTACCCAGTGGCATGAACAACACCGACCAGACTTCACCGTCATCACAGGGCTGCCCCGATTGTCCGGCGTGTCCACCATGCCAGCAAGGTGGTTCAGGTCCGGAAACCCCACCTAACACCACAGTACAGCAATCCCAAAAATCAGTCGAGAAGGCTGGCGGTTGTCAAGGTGTCGTAGATAACTGTATGAAACTGAAAGAGAAAGCTGGAGAAACCGGATCTGAAGCCGAAAAGGACTGTGAGAAGACACGGACCGCGTGCCAGAATATGAGCAAAGAAGATGTCGATAAGGACGCTCATGGTAAACAAGACGCACCGATAGCGGATACAGGAGCATGGGACGCCGGTGCAGCACAAAAGCGTATGGTTGCAGCAGCTACGAACGCCGATGGCGACATTAACTTCAGCCAGCTCAAAAGAGGTTATCTGTGGAGCGCACCAAACCCAAACAAGCTTTCTGACTTTAAGTTCCCTGTTGGAGATATAATCAACGGACAGTTCAAAATAAACAGAACAGCACTTGCAGCAGCAGCGGGACGAATCAATCAGTCAAAAGGTATCCCACCGGATGAACTCGCATCAATGAAAACAACGCTCAGAAGCTACTACAAAGACATAGGTGAAGATGCTCCAGACAACATTCAAAAGTTAGATGTTGAAACATACATTGGTCCTCGTGCCCAGGTGCTCTTTATCGCGGCATCACCAAGTCCAAACGATACAATCCGTAAGTCAGCGATGACCGGCAAACCTGGCAGGATCTTTGATGAGAGGTATCTAAAACCGCTTAACCTGACTCGAAACGATATTGCGTTTATGTATCTTGTACCACACCTGCGTAAGCACGATAATGGCACACCTCGTGAACCAAATACAGATGAAATCGAAAAATGGTCTGACTGGTTTGATACTGAGTTAAACCGCATCGAGAAAGGTCATAAGATGGTTAGGGTTGCATTAGGACATACTGTAAAGAAATTGTTAGGTAGAGATATAGACTTTACCTTACCACATCCGATACTGCTTGAGCTCGGCGTACCTCGTGCTGAGCAGGAGTTCCAACGTAAAAGGCTCATGCTGGCTAAAAGTCTTGAGGCACGTTACCAAAAAAACTGATGAGGCGGCCCGAAAAAGCCGCCGTTTCTAAAGAGATACACGCAAGCTATATAAACGCACAAAACGATTTTAGGACGATACAGAAATCAGCAGCAACCCGGCACTATACCGCACGACTGTTGAAGGCCGAATCCGATAACGTCGTGGTCGGTGTTGTGTACTCAGCGTGCCATAAGGGGGAAGCCTGTGAGCTAGATACGCAGAAGGATTTTATGTATCCTGATGACCTGCGTAAGATGGCTCGTGACTATCTCGCTAATGCGATCAAATCGCAAAGCTCTTATGGCCCTGTAGGAGCCCACCACGTTAAACCCGTAAAATCGGATCAAGCTGTGCCGGTGGAGAGCTTTATCGCTCCCGTTGACTTCACCCTCGAAACGTTCGATGGGCCGGAGTACGTCAAAAAAGACGACTGGGTGCTGTACACCAGAATAAACGATACGCTAACAAAGCGCGTTGAGAGCGGCGAATTCGGCGCGTATAGTATCGATGGAAATGGGTTACGCATACCGGAAAGCCCGTAAAGCGAGCGAAACGAGAAGAGTACCAAGGCTCAGGTGAACACTAAAGATTATTCAAATGATGCACTTAGCCTTAGCTCTTTAAATAAAGGCGAACACGGCCCTACTCGTTTAGAAGATGTCAACCTCTCTAAAGAAGGAGGGGTACATCTGGTTACCCGTGGAGCTGCGCGTAAGCGCATAAAGCTCACTAAAGGGTTAACGGAGTCTAGTTTTATGTCAGAATCAGAAGATGCAGCCTTCGCTATCGACGTGCTCAAACAAGAGACCAACGATAGCGAAGAAGTACAAAAAGCATTTCCTGGGCTGCCACCTGAAGCGTATGAAGCCTTAACAGGCGCAGTGAAGCTTACCAAGAGCGTCGCTGATGAATTACCTTCTGATACCTTCGACAAGATCGCTCAACTCTCTGGATTCGCTAAGGCTTCTAAGCCTGCTGATGACGGAGACGACGACGATGATGACGATGGTTGTGATGGTGATGGTGACGGCACCACGAAATCGAGAGCTACGAAAATGAAGAAAACAGATATTGAAAAAGCCCTCGCAAAGATCGAAAAGAAAGAGGATATCGACCTCCTGCCAGAGGACGTTCAGAAAGCTGTCCGTCCGCTCTACCGCATGATGGTAGAGAAAGACGCAAGGATCGAGAAGCTGGAAAGTGATGCGGTTGACCGTATCTATGTCCAGAAAGCCGCTTCCTACGAGCACATTGCGAAGGGCCCGGACTTCATCCCACTGCTTAAGTATGCAGGGGATGTAATGGACGAGAGTCATTTTAAGCGGTTTATCCAGCTTTTAGACGCTCACGAAGAGATGCTTGCTAAAGGCGATCTGTTCGCTGAGTTCGGCTCCGAAGCCGAGAGCGGTACTGACGCACAGGATCCACTTGTCCGATGGGACGCCCTGGCAAAAGAAGCCGTTAGAAAGAGCGGTGGAGCAGTCACCTACGAACAGGCATACACGGATATCGTTCACGCAGACCCTGAGGGGTACAACGAAAACCTCGCCCGTGTTTTAGGAGGTAGATAATCATGGTCGGCGATGCACCAGTCCAGCAAATGAGTTACATAGCTGGGCAAGACTTTTCAAGCACAGGGCTTTTCACCCCTAACACAGCGCAATTCAGAGCGGTCATGATGGGGACTGACGGCAAGATGTATATTGCCTCTACCTCTGCTCAGACGATCGGAGCGGTTACAGTACCAGCAAATCAGGCGTGGGGGATACTACAAAACGACCCAACAGCAGGAGATATTGCGACCGTAACAGAGGTCGGGCACAGTAAAGCATATATGGGCACGACAGCGAACCCAGGCCAAGGTCTCAAGGTTTACGATACCAACGGCACCCTCGGCCCCGGTGTAGCCGGAACCGACGTTATCGTTGGGATGATGAGCCAGGATGTATGCGGCGGAGCCGGTGAGATACACGACATACGTGTAGGAATAGGCATACCGCAGGGCGCGACGTATCACGCCGGCCAGATAATGTTCGGCGGCATCAAGCAGACGAACCTCACCGCGACCGGCAACCTTATTGCAGGCATACCTCTAGGCTTTACGGGCTCTATTGTCGGCTTTTACGTATTGTATACGGCCACTGCCGGATCGAGCTCAGGAGTAGGATCACTAGACCTGATACTAACCACAGGCGGAGTAACAAGAAACCTATACTCGTCAGGCACAACCAAGTCGACCGTTGCACTCAGCACCACAGCCACAGAGTACCAAATAATCAGTAACGGGGCAGCCCCGACGATCAACAACTCGTTTGTGCCAACGGACACGCTTACGATCCACTACGCACAGACGACGACCTTCGGCAGTGACACAGGCGCCCTGGAAGTCCACATAATCACCAATTAAGGAGAAAAACAAAAATGGCAACTAGATTTAGAAACGTCGCGTCGTTCACTCCTAATATGGGACTCTCTGGGAACGCAGCGCGATTAGGCCAAGCCGGACTACACGGCGCAGCCTCACGACTTACTAAAGCCGGATACATCGACGACATCAGCGAAGCGTGGACGATGCCCGATCACGTCACGTTGACCAAGAGTCAACCCACTGTTTACGACGTGCACGTTAACGTCCCGAACACGACGTTTTCAGTGGCATATATCCAAAGCCAAACGCAGTTCCAATCGGCTAATATATTCCCGCTGATACCTGTACAGAAGAAAAGCGACTACTACGTGTCGTACAACAAGGACTACTGGTTCACGAATGAAGCCAAAGTCCGAATAGACGGCGCTGAGACCACTGGTACCGGCTACGGCATCAACATGAAGAATACCTACATGTGCGATGTCTGGGGCCTACACGTTGACCTTGGCGATGCGGTAGCGGCTAACGCCGATGCTCCGTTGAACATGCAGAGGGATATTTCACTATTCCTTACGCAGAAGCTTCTTTTGGCGCGTGAGATGGAGTTTGTGACCAACTACTTCACCCCTGGCGTCTGGTCGAACCAGGCAACAGGCAACACGCAAGCCGAAGTCACAAGCGACCCAACTGACTACAAGTTTGTCCAGTTCGACGACCAGCTAAACTCCTCGCCAATCGAAACGATACGGAAGTATAGATTGTCTATCGCTCAACAGACTGGCTTTGTGCCTAATACACTCGTACTAGGCCCGCAAGTCTACGAAGCGTTGATTGTCCATCCGGAAATCATTGAGAGGATAAAGTTCGGTGGAACGCCTGGCGCTCCGGCTGTTGTCAGTGAACAGGCTCTTGCACAAGTGTTCAGCATTGACCGTGTTATCATACCGATGTGTGTGGTAAACTCGGCAGCAGAAGGCGCAAGTGCAAGCTATGGCTTTGCATACGGCAACGATGCTCTGCTCTGCTACAGCAACCCAACGCCCTCGATACTTACGCCAAGCGCAGGATATACCTTCGGCTGGAACGGCTACCTCAGCTCTGGTGGGCCTTATCAGAACATACAAGGCTCAGGTGGAGCAGGCTGGTTCGCTGTGCGTAACTTCCGCCTGGAGTGGAGGAAGGCAATGAGACTCGAAGCCGAGATGGCAATGGGCATGGAACAGATCGCACCAGACCTGGCGTACTTCCTCAACAGCGCGGTGTCGAGTACGTACTTCTGAGCTAAAGAAAAATGACGTGGAGCTACAGTGGCGATCCTACCACTTCGATGAAGGATGCGGTTCGGTTCACGATCGGGGACACCGACGGCAACCACCAACTGCTGCAGGACGAGGAGATATGTTACATCGTACTCCCCCAAGCAGAAGGCGGTCTCGCGGTTACGAATGTGTACTGGGCAGGAAAACTGTGTGCAGATAAACTAGCAGCGCGGTTCGCTCCCAGTACGCAGATTAAGCTCGGTGACTGGAGCGGTGACTACCAGCAGCGATACCAGCAGTTTAGGCAGATGAGCATTGACCTGGAACAAATGGTAGCGATGCAGGCTAAACCATTCTTTGGCGGAACGCAGCCGCTTGAACCCGAACACTGCACACCGAAGCGGATTAAAATCGGAATGTGGGAGGATCACTACTGGTAGCTTCCTAATTTTTTTAGGTAACACACATGGCAAACGGAAAGAAGAACGGAAAAGACGCTCCGATGACGTTTAAGACTGGAAAACCTGAGGTTACACCTGTTAAAGAGCCTCTAAAAGCTGAGTCGAGCGATATCACTGCGTTTAACTCCGCAGCGAATACGCTTATGGCAGATATCGGCTGTGGGCAGGTCGCATGGAATCTCGGAGTTGAAGCTAAGAAAATAGCCAGGATTAGCCATACGAGCACCGGGAGCTGATAAACATGGCAAACGGAACGACTGAAAAGAAAGACGACGTTATTATCCCCGCTGCCCCGCGACAAGTAGCGCCAGCAGCGCAACCGGAACCATATAAGACTCCTCGCGCACCACCCACAACGGGAGCTCCTGAAAAGCTGGGGCTTGGCGCGAGTCCTGGTATTGGGCCTACTTCTGGGGTGTTTACTCCTGACAGGGTGCTGGGCGCAGACCAATATATCTACATCTGGAGCATCGCAACCTCTCAGTGGGTTGGCTTAGAGGGTCAGGATAAGGGCGACCTAAAACGTAAGACCGACCAAAAGCAAGCTAAAGACAAAGATAACTTCCCGAACTCCACGTATGTAAGCGGGTTCAAGGACTGGTCGGTTGACTTTAGCGGCGACTGGATCATTGACCTGACCAGCGGCATACAAGGCCCAGGCATTAAGCTGATGCAAGGCTACTGGGAGACGAATACGAACCCAGTGCCAATGATGCTCGTTACCCCCGGACCAGCAGCAAGCTACTACGTCGGCAACGTGAACATCGCTGAGTTTGACCTTATGGGCCCTGTTGACGGCTACGAAACCTACAGCGGAAGCTTACAGGGAACCGGCGCATACGTGACGTACAATATGTAAATGGAGAAAAAACATGGGAGCAACACAAATAACCTTTACGCCGCAGATTCCGACAATACCAGGAGTCACACCGGCGGCGCTTACGTACACATCAGCATCCACCAATGCTAGTGGCGATCTTATTCCATTAGCACCGGGTGCAGCAATGACGGTTGTATTGGTGCAAAATAGTGCTGGTACCACACAAACAGTGACGTTTCAAGGCCAAGCAGACCAATGGGGTGTAGCAGTTACGGAGAATGTATTAGTACCGGCTACTTCAACGGTTCCCGTTGCACTATTCCCTCCAAGCAGGTGGGCCACAACAAGCAACACGTGTGCAGTAACCTACGGAACCCCTGCGGATATCTCAATAGCAGTGCTACAGGTGCCCTGGTCTGGTTAGGGTAGATAAACGTGCCCGTACTAAGCGGCTGGCCTTTGGATGGGGTAGATTCTAATCCAGACATCTACCCATCAAAATTCAACATCTACCGGATGAGCCGCACGTATAATAGTACCGGCCACGGTGAGGCCCCTATGACGTGGAGTATGATCGATACCGTACCTGGCCGAGTCCACGAGCTCAATGCGCATGAAAGACTGATGGATGACGTGCGAAAAGACAAGATGACGCACAGGTGCTACTGTGCGCCAACAGCGAATATACAGCGCAATGATGTGATAGTGGTAACCCCTACACCACCAGGCGGCCTGAGTACCTTTCTCGTAGGGCACGCACATCTCCCAGGGAATATTCCGCACCATTACGAAATAAACGCAAAGACAATCGTTTCAGATAGCGTTGAGTGGGCAGGGTACGTAGTGGAAGAAGCAACGTAATTTTAAATTTAAAGTAAGGAGGAGGAGGCCCGAGCAATCGGGGTATAGTATGACACAGAGAGTTACTTTAGTTAAGGCTGAATCGCCAGGCAGTCCTGAGATTCCGCTTAATGTAGATTCATCCGGCAACATCGGTGTTAATGTAGAGAGTGGCGGATCTGGTGGTGGCAGTGGTGGTGTTGTCCAAGTTTCTGACGGCACGACCAAAACGCAATATTTAGCCGTTGACGCAAATGGTAAAATCGGTGTTAACGCGTTACCGTCAATCACTGGCGCGACGACAAACGCTGTACTTACCGCTGTTGAAGATCAGACGACCCATTACCTCGCCACAAAAGACGTAGGCAAAGTTCCCATAACAGGCACACTTCAAAACGCAGCGACCGGAACCGGAGTAGGCACCCCATTAACCATCAGTGGAATGAAGATGGTTGCGATCCAAGTCACCTCGACAGTGGTCGGATCGATCACCTATGACTTTGAGGTCTCGGTCGACGGCACGAACTTCATGACCGGCATTGATGCGGTCGATATGCTTGGCGTTGATAATATAGGATCGATCTCGCAAACAGGCGCGGGGACATGGATATATCAGATCATGTGTGCAGGAATCACAAAGATCCAATGCAACATCACCGCAAACGCGGCAACCGGCGGCACAAGTGTCACGGTAACTGGTCAGGCAGTGGCTTAAAATGACAAAGACTGCAAGCGTTACAGGACTATGGACTAATACCGCAACATGGGGCGGCGCAGCAGTACCCATTGACGGTGACGATGTAACCATAAACACCGGCATCACCGTCTACTTTGACGACGACCACGGCCCGAACGGCAAGAACTTCACGACAGGGCTCAACTCATTAGTTATAACCGGCACACTACGATTTCCGACCACAAACATGAACGGAAGCGGTTTAGTAGCTACCGCGATGAACGCGCTTGATGGGTATATGCTCATCATGAAAAGCGGGTCGTCTATCACAGGCGCAGGGGCATTGTATGTAGGCGATGCAGCTACAACAGGCAATTACATCGCACGTTCAGCAGCCGCAGCAGCAGGAAGTCCGTGCGTGCCTACCGTTACGATTAAACTCGCCGGTGCGGGCCTCATCTCGACGACCACACAACGGTACTACGGATGGATACCAACAACGCCCTCAGCACATCCGGCATGGTCAACTATCGCGGGACAATCCTCAACGGTTGCGAGCGCAGCATCCGGTCAAGCAGTTGTCAATGTGGCGGCTGGTGACGGCGTAAAGTTCGTGGCGAATCAAACCGTCACAATCTCTGACGCGAACAACACAGAAACAAACACAGTCTCAACAATCGCTACCGACGCGATAACGATGACTAATAACCTCGCGCACACGTACACAACTGCGACAATTACAACAACCAGAACCACAGCGACGGGTATTGGCGTCTTGATGAGCAGTAATTCTAACTCAGGACAGGCAGTAGTAGCGGTTCCGAACGGCGCGGCGTTTATCAAAGGTCAGGCGGTCACGATAGGCGATTCAGTTGCTCAGGAGAACAATATAATCTCATCCATTACAGGTAATAACCTGACGATGGGGACTAATCTCGCAAACAGTTACACGACCGCGCATTATGGCTACGTCACTGCGACGAACTATCCGGGCGGTCAAAAGGTGCTGTACTTAACTGACGACATGGGTTTACAGGTCGGTGACTTGGTTGCCATCGGCTTAGGTGGAACACCCAACGCCCTATTATCCAACGAGAACACCACGATAAACTATCCTGTGAGCGGCGCGACGAGTCGGGGCGTTTATATAGTCTCAGCATACGACGCCACACACAAAAAACTCACATTAACGGTGAATCTTGGCACAGGCCGCATAATTGGCGACTTCATCGCAAAATATAACCGACCCATCTCGCTGTATAAGGCAGTCTACAACAGCACCCCAAACAACATAGCTAGCGGCGTTATGCAAGGCGTACACTTTTGCGGAATGCGAGGGTCGGGCAACGGACAAAATTGTAATGGTTGCACAATGGAAAACGGGGGCAACAGTCTCGCTGCTATTTGCATGGCTCAATGCTGCGGTAATTTGTTTACCGACTGCGTTACGGTATATGGAAACGGGTCAGGACTTACATACAACGATGCAAACAATATGTTCGTAGGTTGCGCCGCGATTAACTCCACCCTTACGTATCAGGGGATAACCGATCTATTTGTGAACTGTGTAACTGAAAACTACTCGGGCGGCATGGGTGGTACATTCACCAGTAGCAGTAGATTCGTCAACTGTAGCGGACGAGCAGGAAACGGAGGACTGCTTAACAGCCCCGTAGAAGGCGGTCAGGACAACATATTTATAAACTGTAGTAGCGCGCTCGCTCTCTCGGTAGGCCCGGGTGGCGGTGGCGCGGGTAATGCTGACATTTTGTATCCAAGAAACAAAACGGTACTCTATAATTGCACATTGTCGTCGCCAGTGTTGGCGGCGGCTTATAGCAGCGATTGCCGTATGGCTCCATGGAATAGCGTAAAATCATTCGACCTTAATGGTGTCGTAGGTGCTAAACATTGTTGGTGTCGAGGTGGACACGGTATAACGGGAGCGTACAGCACACCGTACAACGCGTACGCAAATCCGATGAAATTTGTTATAGAGGCACAAAATACACCCACGTCGTCAGGTGTCCTTATTTGGGATATTGAATTTGAGATGCCTGCGAATAAGTCGCTCATAGTTAGTGTCCCGATGGCACGAGACACGACAAACATAGCGGCAGAACTGTGGATAGTATCGTCAGAGTATCCTCCAAACGACCCATTATGGTTCGACCCGGCATGGCAGCTCACACCAACACAATCGAATGCGTGTACAACGATGGGTTCAGCCACAACAACGTATGTCGTAGGCCGTTCCGCACTTACGGCGGCGATAGGAACATGGCAGACCGTGACCGTCCCGATACCTCCGTACTTCCGTTCACGACATCTGACTGCCCGGATAATCGGTGCGAACAACACGGCAGCGGTAGGGAATTTCTACGCTGACATTGAAACGCTGGAAAAAGTATTGATGAAAAAGAAGGTTACGTTCTTGTGAGGGTGTGAGATGCCGGTCACGATAATAAACCCGTATAAGCCCAAAGCGAACTTTTATTCCGGCACATTTCACGTTCACGTCGGACCGGAACGGTTTACTCCATCTTCTGCGGGGCCGGGAGACGATGGTGTGTGGCTATTAGGTGAGATAATCGAAATGCATAAGGCGCTAGGGGTTCAGTACGTTAACTTCTCGGCGCACGGCATGAATATCCCCCCCGGTTGTGACGTAGGAACAGCGACAGTAGGCTATTCACAGCGTGGAAGTGAACCGGGGGATATGCAAATCAATTTGCAGAATGTTGACCTGTTCACGATGGTTGCCAACCAGTTAAGCTACGATATGCACAACGCTACCGATAGCGAAGATGGTTGGAACTTTTGCTTTTTAGGCTCTCCGATGCCGAGTCACGCTAATGGTTGGGCAATGTCCGCGAATTGGGGGCAAGATGTCCTCGGTGGCACAGTTATTGGTCAAAAGAACGGCGTTGCAAACTACGTATGGCACGAAGGAACTGACTTTGTAGGTACAACAACGCCCACAAATAACTTTAATGGCGTTCCGCGCAGTCGTTATAAAATAACGCTCACATTTCTCGACCCAAATAACGTACCTGATACTGGTACGCTGTTCTTTGTTCGGTACATCGTAGATCAGTCGCAACGGGATTTATCCGGTATGATATGGACGTACGCAACGGAGGAAGTGGACGACCACTATGTAGTCGGCGGCCGAGACTGGACTCACACGGTCTGCGTTGGAAATCAGACTGATTGGGTAGATTTTGATACCGGTTTGGTGACACTGGCTACCTATGTAGACCACTTACATTCAATAGGATGTTTAGCACAGGCGGCGCACGCGTGGATTCCGCAAGTGCCTGCCACGCCGCAAGAACTTGCTACAGTTGCATACGACTTGTTTGAGGTAAAAAACGACGAAGCACCTGATACATTGTCTCCTACAAGCAATGCCCAAGTATTTTGGGATGCGGTACTCTCAATTTTAATACCGGCGGGAAAGAAGTTCCCGGCGCCATCTAGCGCAGAAGATTCAAACTTTAACTTTAATGCCGTGGGTTTTTTTGGAGTTGAAATCTTCGCGGATTCTCTCACGGTCGAAGAGATGCATGATAGTCTCGCGGCGGGAAACAGCGTCGCGTGGTTTGGAGGACACGGCAATTCCAATATACACCTTTCTCCGATTACCGTTTCCGGTAACCAAATCACGATAGGTACAAATTATGGGGCTGCCGCAAAACTTCCAACGACGTTTTATTGGATTTGCGCCGACGGCGTTGTACAAACAACCCCAAACGTGACGCAGGACACGTACACAGTAACCGGCGATGAGGTATATGTGCGCTTGTATGTGCAACAGATCACGACAAATGGGGTCATTCGTGAAGCGTGGACAACTCCCTTTGTGGTTCTCCCGTCAGATACGATTTATGTTGATTGGGATACGGGGAACGCATCGAACATCGAAGGATTATTTAACGTCCGGTTGGCCGGATGAGGTGATAATAAATGGTAGATCCAATTACTGCAACGCAAACGCCAAAATATACAACAATCACCGTCTTGAGTTCCGACAATCCAAAGACAGAACCTTCACCGTTGACGGGGCGCAAGGGCGTCGCGTTTAGGAACTCCGGCGGCTCGGACGTTTGGGAATGTAACAACGACGGCAGCGGGAGTTTCACATTAGAACCCGGAGACGTTGATGCACAAATATTAGACTACTCGGTCGCGGTCGTGTTTTACTTTATGACCGCCGCGTCCTCGGCAACAATAGAACGCAAAGAGTGGATGTAAATGATAGTTAATATTCCGGTCTCAGGAGATCCGCCGTTCTATGCGGGGACGACACATCCGATATGGTGCGTTGTTCAGCAAGCCGGAGCGCCGATGGACATCACCGATATGTCGATCGTATGGATTCTCGCGGCGAATGTTAGTTCTACACCACTGGTAACAAAGACGAGCGTTGATCCAACGCAAATCTCACTTACTGATCCAACGGGCGGCGTGTTTAATATTCAGTTGTTGCCCGCTGACACGGCGACATTGGGCGGTCAGGTATTGTATCACGAAGCAAGAGCGGCGCTCGGGAGTGCAGAGGAAGTCCTATTCTCCGGTTCATTCACTATAACGCAATCCGACACAGTGGGGCTGGTATGAGAAGCTTCCCGGTGTACCAAATGGCCGCACTTGAATCCGTGATGCAAGGCAGAGCCGAATATATAAGCGGAGCGGACTTCTATCTTGAGTGGGTCGAGCTACCTAGTGGCTTTACAGAAATATGTCTGGAAGCATCATCATCTGAAACCACGATATTATCTGCATCATCATCTGAAACGATACAACTTGTAGGGGGTAATTAAATTGAAACGGCATCAGGATATTATTGATCCACCAATCACCGTAGGGGAATACACACAGATCACAGCTCCCGTGTACACCGATAACAACAATACAATACTCGACCCTAACCTTGCTACATATAGTATTACATGGCGACTATTAGGTGTCAAAGAAATTACACTAATAACAAGAACATCTACAAATGGAGAAATTACGGTTAATACCCCTACTGGATGGGTTACAGTCATATTAAACGGGCCTGAATCGGTTGGAATCACGAATGGGTATTATAAACACATTGCCGAAGCTGTCGATGCGGCAGGCAACAATCGAGGATTGTTCGAAGGTGAAGTGAGGGTAGTCAATGGCTAGTAGCATGAATATCACCGCCGATTTGGAATCTGATATTGACGGCACCGCAGCCACGCAACTCGTCTCACAACAGATGTTCGACCCCTTCTGTAGAGAGAAAGCCCAAGAAATATACGAAGCATCTCAAGACCTTGTTCCGGTTGATACTGGTGCCCTTAAAGAATCAGGGCATATTGAAGAGGTAGGCAGTGCGGTAGGTGAAGGGATTTGGTACGTTGTGTATGACGCGCCGACTAAAGACCAGTCGCGTTGGAAATCGTATGCTCTGTTTTTGGAGGAGGGAACTTCAAAGATGGCAGCGCAGCCGTATCTAAGGCCAGCAATGGCTCAAGTAATGGGTAAACTCTAAGAGGATGTCACAAATATTCGAGCGAGGAAGCCCGTTCGTTTCAACGGCGGGAGGAATCGCGTCTAACACGAAACTTAATTACTTATAGAGCCATATAATCTATGATGCTTTTAACCGTCAAAGCAAAGCTCAATCCAACCGACGAGCAACGGCAAGCCCTCTTAACCACTATGGAACGGTTCAATGAGGCGTGCAACTACGTTTCGTCTGCTTCATATCAAGAGCGAGTATTCGGCAAGCGGACGCTTCAAAAGCAGCATTATCGTTATATTCGAGATACCTACGGTTTATCGGCACAGTTAGCGGTCAGAGCGATAGCCAAAGTCTCAGAGTCATATCGAGGCAAAGGGCATCGGCAAGAACTTCATACATTCAAACCGCACAGCGCCGTCGTTTATGACCAAAGAATATTATCGTTCAAGTCACTCGATGCGGTTTCAATTCTGACACTCAGCGGACGGCTCCTTATCCCGTTCTCGGTTGGCGAGTATGCTCAACTTGACCAAAGACGAATCAGAGGGCAAGCCGACTTGATACTCCAAAAAGGCACGTTCTATCTCTGTGTGGTTGTTGAGGTTGATGAGGATGTGCAATACAATGCGGAAGGCTGCTTAGGCGTGGACTTAGGACTCGTCAACATAGCAACCACAAGCGACGGTCAGCACTTCAGCGGAGAGAAAGCCGATAACGTGCGAGTGAAATACACTAAACTGAAGTCAGCGCTTCAGTCGAAAGAAACCAAGAGTGCGAAGCGACATCTAAAGCGGACAAGCGGAAAAGAACGCAAGTTCAAAACGAACCTTAATCATTGTATTTCTAAGATAATCGTAGGAATAGCCAAAGACACAAAGAGGGTGATAGCGTTAGAGGATTTGACGCATATACGCTCTCAGGTAACGGTTAGAAAGGCTCAACGAGGGAGACTAGGTAAGTGGGCGTTCGGACAACTGCGCCAATTCATCGACTACAAAGCGCAGTTGAACGGGGTTCCTACTTTTGTAGTTGACCCGAAATACACGTCGAAGCAATGCTCGTGTTGTGGACACATCGACAAGAAGAACCGCAAGACACAGAGCGAGTTTGTTTGCGTTGCGTGTGGACACACTGAAAACGCCGATATAAACGCGGCTAAGAATATTGCTTCGAGGGCTGTAGTCAATCAGCCTATTGTATCCCTAAAGAAGTCGAAGGAGATACAAGCCCACAGCTTTAGCGTGGGTAATTGACACAAGCACAGCGTCCACAAAGCGAGGACAAAACACACACATAAGAAAAGCCACCACACGCATAAAAAGACGAAAACGAAACACAAGAAGAAAGAATGAACGCACTTGATTACGCTATTGTCGCAATGATTCAGGCAGACCCTGTGATGCAAGCGGGGTTATACAGCTTTCAAGGTCATCCAGCAGTGTTTACGTTTGTTCCAGTTCCAGAAGTTGACCCAGGGCCGCCACCTAAATTACCCTTACCTTTTGTCGTTTCAGAACCAAACGTAGCAGATGTCGAGGATGATACAAAAGACCTAGTTGGACATGATATTCATAGAGATGTACGGATTTACGATTATGATACAGCAGACCCACGAAACATGAATATGTGGTCAATGCGTCTACGAGATATTTTCCACAGGCAGGAAAAGACCTTACAATACTACATACTCAACTCAGGTGACAGCGAGCTCTTTACCGTAGGCCAGTGCTGGGTTACACACGGCCCCGTTATGGCTCCGGTTGAAGTAGACGAATACGTGCAAGGCAGGATACTCTCGCTTGTCATCCGCTTAACCAGAATACCTAGCACAATGCCGTACCCAATCTAACCATGCAATTCGCACAAATGGACGAATTAGAAAAGACCGAAGATGTGCATAGAGGATGCACAATCCTTCCCTTTACGACCATCTTCATAGGTGGTATGCCGGTTTCGATACGCTATACGATAAAGGATTTACTTACGATTGAACAGTTGCTTTGCATTCCATTATGGAGAGTTATTGACTTATTCGTCCTGAATATGCTCAGCGATACGGAAAAGAGGTTAATCTTGCAGTATGGCATCATAGGCTCTTCTAAAGAAGCCCTTTCATTACTCGATGAAGAACCGGACGAAAGACGTGTATTCCAGACCGCAGGACTTGAGCTTATACGTGCTATCGGTATGGAAGTTATCTATGACGATCACGGAAACCCTGTTGATGTAAGACCCCCCGAAGTTGATACGTATAAGCACGCTGAGATTTCAGAATTAAACTCACCAGTAAAAGACCATGAAAAGGTAGAGTTTGAAACATTTGGGCAGTGGTACGAAGACAGGTTAAGAGAGCTCTTTAA